ATGAGATCTAAAGGAAGGATAACTCATCTCGATGCAATAGAAGATTTTCTAGAACGAAATGAAGAGGTGGAGCCAGAGACAATAGCTTCATTGATCCAAAGAAATCAAAAACTAAAAGCAGTACTGTATGAAGAAGCAGAGGTACTAAACTTAGTTAAGGGCAAAACAGCTCAATTACCGATTGACTAATTAATGAATATGGGGTATAATAGACCCTATGATGAACAGTTATAGTGGAAGAATAAACATAGTGGAACCCTTTGAAGTTTACCAGAAGTATCTCGCAATGAAGAGACACTTCACTAGTGCTAGTTACGACTACCACAAGTATAATGGTAAGGTGAAGGCGAACCAACACTCCTTCGATATACGGAAGGACAAATACTTTTTCTACAAGCTGTCTAAGATGAAGAATGTAGAAGAGTTCCTCCTCGCCAACTTTGTTGATGGGGATAACGACTTTTGGATAGGTCAACTAAGAGACGACAAGTGCACTGAAGCATATGATAACTATCGTAAACGAAAGCAGTCGCTAACTTACACTTTCAAAGAAGACTTATCCAAATTAAAGGATGACTTTGATCAGAACTTAATTGTTCCAGAGAATGAGCATCCATACTTACTTAGATTATACATGCGCAAAGATATTTGCATTGAAACGTTGACTTTAATCGACATGATGGTGTATAATTATAAGTATTGGGATAAAAAGTTACACGATGATGTTATCTGGCCACAAGTCAAGATGAAGTCATTAAAGTATCGTCCCTTCATGTCAGTTGACATAAATAAGTATAAGGCAATCGTAAAAGATCGCTTTAAATAAAACGCAAATATAACGCATATATCGCATACAGGAGAATACAATGACAGATACATTTGCCGCGCTCAAGCGCAATCGAACCGAAGGCTTCGCAAATCTCACTTCCGAGATCAACAAGCTAAACTCAAACGCTAAAACACAAAACGGACCTGACGATCGTTTCTGGAAACCAGAAGTCGACAAAGCAGGTAACGGCTACGCTGTTATTAGGTTCCTACCAGAACCTTCTAATGAAGATGTACCGTTTGTTCGTATGTGGGATCATGGCTTTCAAGGAACTGGTGGTTGGTACATAGAGAATTCTCTTACCACACTAGGTCAGAAAGATCCGGTCTCTGAATACAACAGCATGTTGTGGAACAGCGGAATCGAAGCCAACAAAGATAAAGTTAGAAAGCAGAAGAGACGTCTGTCTTTTATCTCTAACATCTATGTGGTAAAAGATCCATCTCATCCTGAGAACGAAGGGAAAGTCTTTTTGTACAAGTACGGAAAGAAAATCTTTGACAAGTTAAACGAGTCAATGAATCCTCAGTTCGAAGACGAGAGTCCAATGAACCCATTTGATCTATGGGAAGGTGCAGACTTTAAATTAAAGATTCGTCAAGTGGAAGGTTACAGAAACTATGACAAGTCTGAATTTGATCCTTCAGCACCGTTGTTGCAAGATGATGAGAAGTTAGAGGCTATCTGGAAATCAGAGAACCCACTATCAGAGTTCATTAATCCTAGCAACTTTAAAACCTATGAGGAGCTTCAAACTAAACTTAATCGTGTATTAGGTTTGGCAGGATCAGCACCGTCGACGACTGCTGCTGATAGTCCCGTAATGGAAGAGATGACTGCGTCATCTACTCCGCAAGCTAAATTTGCAACTCAACATACAGAGGCACCATCTGCTGCATCATCTAACGATGACGACGACGATGAGTCTTTGGAGTTCTTTAAGAAGCTAGCTCAGGACTAAGCAACACCAGGTAAGACACGTCTGTGTCTATGACCTAACGAAGAAGCACCGGTACTAATAATGCCGGTGCTACTTTTTGAATTAACTATTGTTTGCTGTGAGTTCATGCTCGTAGTTGCTACATTCACCCCACCACCACCAGATCGACTTTCAGCAGCATCATCTTGAGCTTCTGATACTTCATTGCCTGCCACGTTTACTGGATCAGCTGGAGTGCCAGGAGCACCCTCAACTAGCTCACCATTAGATACGAAAGAACCTCTACCTTGCTGAAGCTCAGCTTCTAACTTCTCTGCTGCTACTTCATTCGTTTCTCTTTGATGATCAAAAC